GGCGTGCGGCCGTCACGCACCAGCCGGCGCATCAGGCGCTCGCAGTCGGCGCGGATGGTGTCGGCGGGGATGGCGATGGGCGCGTGGGGGCGGAGGGGGATTACGTTGCTCACAGCGGCCTCCGCAGCTTGGCGCACGTCGAGCGCACCACGTTAACCGTCTGGCGCTTGCGCACATGGCTGGTCAGGTCGAAGGCCGACACCTCGGCGCTTCGTGCCAAGTGCCGCTCAAGATCGAAGGCGGGGCGGGTGAGGGATTGAAGCTGCGCGATCATTCGGCGTCCTCCAGTTCAAGCAGGTCGGCAATCGCCTCGTCCTCTGTCGCGCCGTAGCCGACGTGGCAGCACTCAGGATCGGACCCCGCACGCGCGGCGACGTAGTCAAAGCGGCGGATCGGGATGGGCTTGGGATCGTAGTCCACGATGATCTTGCGTTCGGTCATGCCGACACCCGTTCGTCGCGGGCCAGATCGGCGCGGTAGTCGCCTTCATCTTCGGCAGCGAAACGAGCGTCAGCCGCGTACAGCGCATCAGACGCCTGATTATAGAGATACACCCACTGGCGATGCTTGCGGGGCTCGACCTCGCTAATGCCGTAGAACTCAATGCGGCATGTCGAGGCGAACAGGTCCCAGCCGTGTTCGCAGAGCGTGAGATTGTCCGCGACCAGATCAAGCGTCATCTCAAACATCTCAATGTCGGTCGCGCGGGGCAGCTCGAGCGCGGCCAGCGCCTCGCTGGTGCGGCGCGTGAAGTTCAGCGCCATGTGGGTGATTTCGTCGGGGGTCATGTCGTGCTCCTTTGTTGTCCCCATTGTGCACGCCATGCATTAACGGTCAATTACTATCGTGCACCGCGTGCAATTATTTTCTTGACGCCAGCCCGGCATTTGCTGCACACATTCTTCATGACATTCGCACAATGGCTTGAACAAGTTCAATGGTCTGACGACGAGGCGGCCAAGCGTTTCGCCCGTGATCGCGCACACATCAGCAAGCTGCGCCGGGGCAAGGCGCGGCCATCGTATGAGCTGATGCTGTTGATCAACAAAGTGTCAAAAGGCGAAGTCGGGCTGGAGACGTGGCAGCGATGACCCTTCGCATCAAGCGCATAGAAAAAGCCAACACGCAGGCTGCCGCTTACCTGGCGCAGCAGCATTCAACCTGCGAGGGATGCGCATTCCTGCAGCGCCATCCCCGCCCGCAATGCAAGGGCGAGACGTCGCCGCACTTCCGCATGGTGCGGGACACCTACCACGCGCGCTGCGATACATTTGCAGTTCGCGGCATATCCTGAACCTGCTGGCGCGCGTCCTCAAAGCCGTGGCCAACGATCACACGCTGGCCAATTGATAGCAGGTATCTATGCCAATCCTTCTGCACGGCTGACACTGTCCCGCCCTTGGCGCGCTTCATCTCAACCCATAGCCCCCACTCAGGCACGAACAGGTCCGGCACGCCAGGGCTGACGCCTTCCAGTTTCAGCCGTGCGCCAACTGTTCGGCTGCGCGCCTCGCCATTCGGGATCGCAAAAATACGCACCGGTCTGTAAGTTTGCCGGAACCAGCTTACGAACTCGCGTTGTTCGACGTGTTCAGAACGTGCGACTAACAACCCGGAAGAATTTTCCTTCACGGCTGTAGTTGATTGCTTTGGGCGGCGGAATGGCGTTGAGCTGCGACGCGTCTGAAAGGTTATCAATCTGCAATCCGATCTTTGACAGTATAGGTCGCAGGCGATTGGCGGCGTGATAACTGGCGCCACCGCCATGCCAGATTGTGAAATACTCCGTAACGATATCACCTGTCAAAGATTTGGGATAATAACGCACACGCAGCATTGGCTTTCCGTTGTCGTGCACATCCCAGCGCCAGGTATCGACGTCCATTGTGGACGCGCCGAGCTCGTCCGACATGATCGGGCCATCGTTGAGGACAAGTTTTGGCGGCTTAGGTTCAGGAAACTTGAACCCGCATTGAGGACATTCCCGCACGGAAGTATGGCATAGCGTATCGCACTCCGGGCAGACCTTGACCGGCATGTCGCCAGTGCCGCTTTTTGGCTTCTTTACAACCGGCGCGTCGAAGAAGCCGTGCGTATGCGTCAGGCCAGCAAAGTCCAGAACGAGGCAATCCTTGACGTGTTCTTTCAGGCGAGAGCCGCGGCCCAGCATCTGCACGTAGAGCGATGCCGACATGGTCGGGCGGCAAGCGGCGATTACATCGACGTTCGGCGCATCAAAGCCCGTCGTCAGGACGTTTGCATTTGTCAGCGCCTGTATGCGGCCAGCGCGGAAATCAGCAATAATGTCGTCGCGTTCCTGCGCTGGCGTCGTTCCAACGATTGTCTCCGCAGATACGCCAAGCTGGCGCAGGCTGTCGCGCAATCCGTAAGCGTGGGCAACGCTGACGCCGAAAACCAGCCAGCTCCTGCGATCGCCAGCACGCTCGACAATCTCTGCGGCAACCGCGTCGTTCAGCCGGTTGGTGTTCAGCGCCTTGTCCAGGTCGCCTTCCACAAACTCTCCGCCGCGTTTGCGAACTTCTGACAAGTCAAAGCGTGTCGCCGTCTGCACGGATCGAAGGGGCGCAAGATACCCCTGATGCATAAGATCGAGGACGCCGATCGGCTCAATCAGATCCGTGAACAGGGCGGGCGGGTCTGTTATGTAGCCATGCCCAAGCCGGTAGGGCGTAGCAGTCAGGCCGACAACGCGCATCTCCGGATTGATGCCTCGCAGGTAGTCAACCACCTTTCGATAATTGCCAGCCTCATTGTGATTGATCCGATGCGCCTCGTCGATCATCACCATGTCAACGCGGCCGAGGATTTCAACCTTGGCCGCAATCGACTGGATGCCGGCAAAGGTGATACTTTCCCCCGCCTCCCGCTGGCGCAGTCCGGCTGAGTAAATGCCAAGCGGTGCGCCTGGCCAATGCTCACGCATTTTCTGCGCATTCTGCTGGATGAGTTCACGCACGTGCGTCAGCATCAGGATGCGTTGATCGCCCCAGTTGGTGAGAACCCATTTGCACCATGCCGCGATGACATGGCTCTTGCCGGACCCCGTAGGCATCACCAGACACGGGTCGCCTGATTGCGTCTGGAAATATCGCACGAGGTCTTCAATCGCCTGCTGTTGGTAATCGCGAAGTGCCATCAGAACGGCACCTGAGAATTGATCAGGTCAAAGCTGGTGCGGGCGCCCGTCTCCGGATCGCCGTTCCTCTCAACCTTGCCGTCTATCTTCCAGACGCCCGTCACGCCGTCGTCGCTTTCCATCATCTCCCACGGCACAAGGTCAGGGTGCAGGACATGGCTGGTGCAGCCCCTGCGCTGGGCGGGGACGGGGATCACGTCATCATAGACCCCGCAATGCCAGTACCCGTCAGGCCGCGCCGTCGCGTGAGCGCACGTCCGGCAGTTGACTTCCCGCGTCAGCTTCGTCTGGTGGCAAAAGTTATATGCCGGGCAGAACTTGCATTGATACCAGGCAGGCGACGCGCCGGCGACAGGTTCGGGCATCCGGTCGGCTTCGCTGATCCGCCGCCCCCTATCGATTGCGGCCTCCGCTGCGGCCTTGTCATAGTGGATGCGCTCAATGTGCAGGCGATCGTCGTTCTTGTTGACGGCCACGTATAGCGCGCGGTCTAGCCCCGCGCCGGCCATGTAGACTTGCATCTGCACCCAGTGCTCTGGCTTTGCCTTGGCGACGCCGTCCTTCTCCAGCGCGGCGAATGACTTGTCCGAATGCGTCTTGAACTCGGCGAGATGGCGCGTCTTCGGCGCTTCTGGAACGCCAGACACGATCGCATCTGCGCTGCCGGCGACGTGTCCACCGAACTTAAAGTGAGCCTGCGTTGTCTCAATCGTAACGCCAGCTAGCTCGAGGTCGGCAAGTATCGTGTGTTCCTCCATCTGCCCGCGCCTGAACAGGCGCAGGATGCGTCCTTCGAACTCCTCGATGACGGCCCAGCGGAAGGACAGCCACAACCAGCGGTCGCAGGCGTGCCCTAGCGTGCTTGCACCCATGTGGGGGCGAGGCATACGCCCCGCCGCCTCAGCATGGCGCTTGTCGATCAGTGTAACCAGTCCATTCTGAGGCGGCGGGATGCGCATTAGCCCTTCCTCCACGGCGGAAGGCTGCGTGAAGCGGCGGCTTCGGTTGGTGCTACAGAAGGCGACGCTGCGGTCGGCGTTGCCGCCTTGTTCGCGCCGTCAACAACCTTCCAGGCTTTCACCTCGTTGCGATTTTTGTAAGCCCCTTCGCCGACTTCGATTGAAATCTTGACCATGCAGGTCCCGCCGACCAACTGGTCAGTATCCTGCAAAGTGCCAAGCCCGATCGCCCGCATCAGGTCGGATAGCTGCTCGCGGCCGATCTTCTCGGCAACCGGGTTGGGATTGCTGACGTTAAGGTTGCCGTAAACAACCCGGCCCTCATGCGTCGGTCCAATGATATCGTATCGCACGGCGACATATTTGCCCGTGCCAGCCTTCGTCGCCTTGACCGTGGCGTCCGTGATCCGAGCGCTGTACCAGCCAGGCGGCACAAGTTCATATGACCGGTCGCTCTGATACTCGGAAGCGGAAATAGGTTGATCAAGTCTCATGGATTAGTCCTCCTTGGTGATTGCGAATGACGCGCGTCCGGGCGTCACGGTTATTGCCTCCGACAATGCGTCGGTGATTGACGGCGCAGATGCCTTCCACAGCGTCATGTTGATTTCTGGCTTCCAGCGGAACAACCTGCCGAGGTGATCGGTAAGGCCGTGAGCCGCGGCGACTTCCTGCAATTTGTCGCCGTCCACTTTCCAGTTATCGCGAGACGTCACGCGGACTTTGTAGCCCGCCCATTCGGTGCGCTCCGTCGCCAGCATCTCGTCTTCGATCTGCCGGCGGCGTTCAGTCCATTCGATTTCGGCTTGCTTTGCCTCAAGCCAGAGGGCGGCGAGGTTATCCATTGGCGCCCCCAATCTTCTGGATGACAGCGCCAAGGTCAGGAGCTTCCCATGCGTCCAGCCGGCCAGACCGATCCTTGGCCAGCCAAAGGCCATCGCCGTCACACATCAGGGCGCGCTGGGGGACGCCTTCAGCGTCCTTCTCCACCCTCAAAGCAAGGACTTCATCAAAGAAATATGGAAGCTGCTGGCCGGTCTTGTTCCCCGGCATGGACGGGGCGTAGAGGATGCGTCCGGTCTCGTCCTGGCTCTTGTCGAGCTTTGCCGACATGTAGACGTGTTTTCCGGGCAGGTCGCGGAACGCGCGGATGATGTGCGCCATTGCTTCCTGCATCGCGCCATACGCTTGTCTGGGGTCCTTTGCGATGCGCTTTTCGTCGCCAAGCACGACCTCTGCGATTTCCGAAATGCTATCCAGCGCGACGGAATGGTAAGCCGCCGCCTCTCCAGAGTGGGTCAGCCATTCAAGGGCGTTCGTAAGGTCCGCGATGTTTCCGATTTCAATGTAGGGCAGGTCAGCGCCCGCGATCGAGAGCAGCCCGGCTTCCGCCGATAGCGTGATGGGGGAGGGCAGGGTTGGAATAAGGGAAGTCTTGCCTGCGCCAGCTTGCCCGTAGACCAGTATCTTGACGCCGTCGCGCGCAAGGGCGCTCGTGCGTTTCAGGTTAATTGCCATGGTGATGTCTTTCTCGTTTCCCCATTCGGACGATCCGGTCGGGTTGCATTCTCATTGCCCGCGCCGTGCGAGTGTGTCAATACTAAATTATGGAGGTTCCAATGTTGACACTCGAAAGTATCAGGAAGGCGCTGGAAGACCGAAACCTTCGGCGCGTATCAGAGCGCACCGGCATCAGTTATTCGACGCTGATGCGCCTGCGCCGCGGCGAGACGATCAGCTACACCCATGCCCGGCTTTTAAGCGATTACATCAAGGATGCAGTCCATGGCTGACGTTACGGACATCTTCGGCGGGCCGTGGCGCCTGCCGACGCCAGTCGCAATCGACGACCAGATCCGGCAGGCAATGGCCGCGGCGGGCATAACACCGCCACCGTCGATCGAGCTGGATGGCAAATTGCACCGCTGGCAGACGGGCAGCAAAGGCAAGGCGGGATACGACAAACCCGGATGGTACGTCTTTTTCGCCGATGGCATTCCCGCTGGCATGTTCGGAGACTGGCGAATGGGTATCGCCAGCACGTGGCGTGCCGAGGTTGGCCGGCCGCTGACGATCGAGGAGGAGGCTGCAATTACCCGCAGGCAGGCGGAGGCGCGGACAAAGCGCGATGCACTCGCCGATCAGGTGGCGGAGACAGTCGACATTATCTGGAGCCAGGCGGGGGCCGCCAGCGCGGATCACCCTTATCTCGTGCGCAAGGGCGTCAAGGCCCACGGATTGCGCATTACCGGCGACGGGAGGCTGATTGCGCCCATGTTCAACGGGGACGGTCGGCTGTCTTCCGTCCAGTATATTGATGCTGAGGGAGCCAAACTTTACCACTCCGGCGGGGTCGCCAAGGGCTCGCACTGGTCCGTAGGCGTGTTCGAGGGCGCGGATACAATCTACATCGCCGAGGGCTTTGCCACGGCCGCCACTATCCATGAAATTACCGGCAAGCCGTGCGTGGTGTCCTATTCAGCTAATAACCTCGTGCCGGTCACGGAAGCAATCAAAGGCGCATACGCCGACGCGAAGGTTGTGATTGTCGCCGATCACGACAAAGGCGGCACCGGGCAGAGATATGCCGAGCAGGCTGGCGCCAAGCATGGCGCTGCGGTTTTCGTCATTCCAATCCCCGGCATGGATGCGAACGATTACGTCCAGGCGGGCAATGACCTGATCAGCTTCCTAAATCCGCCAGTCGATCAATGGCTTTTGCAGGCGGATGAATTCGCGTCCGAATGCGTGCCCATCAGATGGCTGGTCAAGGGCTGGGTGCAGCAGGAGGCGCTTGTCATGGTTCACGGCCCAAGCGGAGGCGGGAAGACTTTCGCCGTGCTGGACTGGGCGCTGCATATGGCGGCCGGCATAGAAATCTGGAACAATTGCAAGGTCAAGCCGGGGCCTGTCGTCTACCTTGCCGGCGAAGGACACCAGGGCCTGCGCAGCAGGATTGCAGCGTGGAAGCAGCACCATGGCGTGCCACGTTTGGAGATGTGGTTAAGCAAGGCGGGCTGCGATCTCAATACCTCCGAAGGCCGCCAGAAGGTGATCGACCATGTCGGCGCACTGCCGACGCCGCCGCTCCTCATAATTGTGGACACCGTGCATAGGTTCCTTGACGGCGATGAGAACAGCTCTGTTGACGTAAGGACAATGATCGAAAGTTGCGCTGCGCTGACGCAGAAGTTTGGATGCACGGTTATCCTTGTCCACCATACCGGCGTGAGCGAGGAGGCCCAGCACCGGGCACGCGGATCTTCAGCCTGGCGTGGTGCGCTCGAGATTGAAATATCGGTTGTGCCGGGAGACCCCGGTCACATGCAACTGATCCAGCGCAAGGCCAAGGATGCCGAGATCGCAGCGCCAGTCGCGGCCATGCTTAAAACGATTGCTATTGACGGATGGGTGGACGAGGACGGCGATCCGGTTAAGAGCGCGGTGATTGTCGCAAGCGATGAACCGGAGCAGATCAAGACGCGCAAACCGTCCAAGATCGAGATCCACCAGAAGCTGTTTACGCAGGCCTGGAAAGCCTTTGGCGATCGCCGGGATGGTTTAGTTTTTCTAAGCCGTGAGGGGTTCAAACGGCACCTTGAGGTGATCGGGTTTGCCCCCGGATCGGTCAAGAATTACCTCGCCCCAGCCTCCGCCGGAAAGCCAATCCACGATCTCCTGCTGGCTGGCTTCATCGAGGTTTCGGGGGATGGATGGGCTATTATAGAGCCGGGTTGGGTGGCGCAAATCAACCTGCAGGAGGCGGTCACCTAAGTCACTTTGGGTAATCTGGTGTCACAGGTGACTCAGGTGACAAAACAGCCAAAGTGAGACGGGTTCCGGTAACCTGAGTCACCTCCCCCTTTAGGGGGAGTGACTAGGTGACCGAGGCTCACTGACGGTTGTGGCGGTTTTAGAAACTTTTCTGACAGGGTTGCCCTGAACTTGCGTCTGATGCACAACGCTCGCCTAACACGAGAGGAGACCACCCAATGAACGAAGCTGAAGCCATCATGGAATTCCGCGAAGCGTCTGCCGCTGTCCGCCGCGCCTTTGGCGCTCGCGACGATGCCCGCGTTGACCAGATCCTGGCCGATACCCGTATGGGCCAAGCCACAGTAAATCTATCAGATGCCCAGGCACGCTTGCACGCCGCCGATATTGCCCTCCAAGCCGCCCGCGCTGAGCCGCCCACGCCGGCCGACATCGACGTGACGCGCGTCGATGCAACAATCCAGAACGGCGTTGACGGTGGGGCGTGCCGTTCTGGATTGTTGCGGTGAAGGGCCTTGTCACCACCCTCGACATTCCAGCCGACACGGTGCTGGCTGCCGCATCAGGCAGGCAGCTCGTGGACGTGATGGTGCTGGGCCACGAGGCGGACGGCACGGAGTATCTCGCGTCGTCCACGGGCGATCTGGGGACGATCCTTGTCCTGCTTGAGCGCGCCAAGGCCAAGGCAATGGCGTCCGTGGTATCGGTTCCAGATTGACAGGAACGGCGGGTTAGGTAGATTTTCCGTGTCGGTGCTGACCGACGAGGGGTCCACCCGTCAGAGTAGATTAAACCTCTAGCTCTGGCGGGTCCTTCCCATGGCCAATCTGATCCAAGCCGTGTTCTTCCCCCACATCGTTGATGATGAATTTATCGAAGCTATCGTGGCGCACGTGATCGAAGCGGTTCGCGAACTGGACGTCACCGACATGCGCCGGCGCAAGGCCCAACGCCTGATCGAACAGACAGCCTGCCAGGCCGTGGCCGAGATGTGGACCGCAGCTTTCCGCAAGACGTTCAAGCCGACCCGGTCATGGCCCCAAGCCACCGCCATCCTGCTTGACAATCCGCGCCGTGTCGTTATCGAATTGTGGATAGGGCACGAGTACCACGCCGAAGACATTCCGGACCCTATCGAGGTTTTCTTTGATGGCGAATAAACCCGGCCTTTACGCCAACATTAACGCCAAGAAGGCCCGAATTGCCGCTGGCTCTGGCGAGAAAATGCGCAAGGTTGGGGCCAAGGGTGCACCAACCGCCGCGGCGTTCCGGCAGTCTGCGAAGACGGCAAAGCCGATGAAGAAGGGCAAGTGATGGCCAGCCCTGCGCCCGGTAAGGCCCGCGTCAAGGTCACCGCTTCCGGCAAGCGTGTGAGCTATGGCCAAGCTGGCGAAGCCAAGGGCGGCGGGCCGCGTGTCAGACCCGGCACCGCCAAGGGTGACGCATACTGCGCACGATCGGCAGGCCAGAAGAAGCGCAGCCCTGCCGCTGCGGCAGATCCCAACAGCCCCTTGAACCTGAGCCGGAAGCGGTGGAAGTGCAGCGGGTCCAAATCCAAGTGATTTACCGTAGTTCGTGCGCGCGGATATGAAGAAGGTCGGTCGCCCTCCTCACGTCAAAACCGAAGAGAACGCCGAGCGGGTCGAGGCGCTTTGCGCTTACGGCATGGATCACGTCATGATCGCCGCAATGCTGGGCATCAGCCATGACACCCTGACCAAGTATTACCGCAGCGAACTGGACATCGGCAAAGCCAAGGTCGTCGAGCAGGTCGCCAACAGCCTGAAGCGCAACGCAATGCACGGCGATGTCCAGGCGCAGAAGTTCTTCCTGTCCTCGCGCGCTGGCTGGTCCGAGAAGCAGACCCACGAAGTCGGCGGCATTGGCGGCACTCCCATGAAGATCGAATGGCATGTCGTCAAACCTTCAGGTTAAAACCCCTGAATGGTTCGAGCCATTCCTGGCGCCGGCCAGATACAAGGGCGCCTATGGCGGTCGAGGCTCTGGAAAGTCACACGCTTTCGCAGCCTACATTGTCGTCCGCTGCGTCAGGGAACGGACTGACGTGGTCTGCCTGCGTGAAGTCCAGCGAAGCCTCAAGCAGTCCGTCAAGAAGCTGATCGAGAACAAGATCGAAGCGCTGGGCGTCGGCCATCATTTCGAGGTCCAGCACGACCGGATCAAAGGCAGAAACGGTTCAATCATTATCTTCGAAGGCCTGGCCAACCATACGGCGGAAAGCATCAAGTCGCTTGAAGGCTTTGACATTGCGTGGTTCGAGGAGGCGCAGGTTGCGTCTCAGCGGTCGCTTGACCTGCTACGCCCGACCATCCGGAAGCCGGGTTCCGAAATCCTGTTCACCTGGAACCCGCGCCTCAGCAATGACCCGGTCGAGACGCTGCTGCGTGGCCCGACACCGCCGCCCGGCACCGTCGTCCATGAGGTCAACTTTGCCGATAACCCGTGGTTTCCGGACGTCCTCAAGGACGAGATGGAATACGACAAGCGGCGCGATCCGGACAAGTATGCGCACATCTGGCTGGGCGAATACGTCCGCAACTCAGAAGCCCGCGTGTTTCGCAACTGGTCAATCGAGGAATTCGAAGCCCCGCCCGGCGCAATCCACCGTTTCGGGGCAGACTGGGGCTTTGCTTCCGACCCGACCGTGCTGGTGCGCTGTCACATCATAGGCCGCAAGCTTTACGTGGATTACGAGGCCTACCAGATCGGCTGCGAGATCGCCGACACGCCCAGCCTGTTCCTGTCCATTCCCGAAGCCGAGAAGTGGCCGATGGTGGCAGACAGCGCCCGCCCGGAAACCATCAGCCATATGCGGCGCAATGGCTTCCCGAAAATCCAGGCTGCGGTGAAGGGGCCTAAGAGCGTAGACGAGGGCGTCGAATGGCTGAAGTCGTTCGACATCATCGTCCACCCGCGCTGCAAGCACACGATCGACGAGCTGACCATGTATTCTTACAAAGCCGATCGGCTCACCGGGCAAATCCTCCCGATCCTCAGCGACAAGGACAACCACGTCATCGATGCCTTGCGCTACGCCTGCGAGGGCGCACGGCGCGTCAGCAGCCAGAAGCCTGGCGGAACAATTCGGCTCGTCCCCACCGTGACACCAATGTCCAGATAGGTTACGGCTGCAAATCATGGCGCGAGAAACCAAAGAGCAGCGGCTGCAACGCGTCCACACCGAGGCGCTGGCGGAGTTTGACCGCATCCA